TAATAGATCCTTTTGGTAAAATCTCTTTTGCTCTTCTTAAATGTTTAGCTTCATCTCTCATATGTGGATCGTAGTTTCTAAAATCAAATTCTAATTCACCACCTGTGTATTCTGAACCATCTGTTAACTGACAAGTCATAGATAGTTTTCGAATCTTACCATTGTCGGGTCCTTCTTTTTCATAAGGTTTATCCCAACCATCACAATGCCAATCATAATATTGGTTGTGTTTATATTTTGTAAACTGACACGATTCAGATCTATCCCATTCAAAGTTCCAACCAGCATTTCTATTAGCTTCGTGAACGTATGGATGTAATTCTTTATATATCCAAGTATCGTTAAGCCACACTAAATCAGAGTTTCTTTTTCTTTTTAAATCTTTTATTTCTTCTTTTTTTAATTTTCTATCTCCATAGCCACCTGTTCTAGCCATTACTTCTTCTTGTGAATTTGCATAAGCTATTACATCATCACAAAACTTTGGTGTAAGAACACCACTAAAATACCAATAGTAATTAGATATATTCATAAGTTATTGTTTGCACAAAGTTTAATGAATCTTTTTGGTTGTTAGTTAGGTAATACATATTCGTTGATGGAAACATAATGAACATATTATTTTTAAGTTCTATGTCCCAACTTCTTCCTTTACGTCTATTATCTTCGTAGTGTATTCGAACAAAACAATCTTTAACTTTAACGCCGTAAAGCATTGTAAAGTCTGGAGAGTTACGTAGATCCACCGGATCAATATTTAATAAAGGAATTGTTGTCTCATTGGGTTTATAGATATTTCCCCACGTTGATTTGTTAACTAGATTGATTCCATATTCAAGACCAATGTGATCTCTCATATATGTATTTAACATATCCCAAGTTCTTGAGAATGGAAAATCTTTGTTTGAATAAGTTGATTGTAGAATGTCGCCAGTTAATTTATTTCGGTCGATGTCCCAATACTTGGGCATCTCTACATCACCAAAATATAATGCTTGTTCTGTTAAAACTTTCTTTTGCATACCACCACCATATATAATTTATGCTAAAGCGTCTGTCAAGTCCCAACCAGTTGTGTTGTCTGCTTGATAAGCAGTTTCATTCCAAACATAAGACCAGCTATGAGTAGCTGCTGTATTTTGTGAAGTTTGTTCTTCTGTTAATGTTGGAGCATCACCAATTGGTGATTTCCAAGAAGCTGATTCATTATGTTTTACCCAAGAAGCGTGAGGTTTTTTAGGCCAGAAAATTTGATCGTCCTCGTCCCAAGTATAACCTATACCTGCATAGTTTCCTCTAAAAGGTGTTCCACCATTTCTGTGAGTTCCACCTGATGTATTGTATGAAGTTTGAATCCACATTTGTGCAGGCCAGTTATTGTGAGTTTCTAAATACTGTTGTCCTACTGTTTCATCTTCAACGCCATCAGCGTTTAACATATCAGAATTATTCAAAGTAAGTACTTGAATAACTTTTCCGTTTGATCCTAGTTTTGCAAAATGTGCCATAATTATCTCCTTATATATTAATTTTAAATGTTAGTAAATACATATTAATTATTGAAATTTGTATCTAATAATAACGATTCCTGAACCTCCAGCGCCACCTCTTATTGGTCCACTACCTACTCCACCACCACCACCACCACCAGTATTATCTGTTCCAGCTCTATTAGCGGCAGGCGTTCCGATTACTGGACTAACACCTGTTCCTCCGCCGCCAGATCCACCAGAGCCTACGTCTTTTGATGCATCTGATCCACCGCCACCACCGCCTGCGTAAGTTGTTGGCGTTGCATTAATACTTGTTGTTGCACCGGCTCCGCCTGGCGCACCTGTGGGTGCTGAAGCATTACCACCTGCTGCTGTTGCACCACCTCCGCCACCACCAGTAGTATAAGTTGCTTGGTCACTATTTGAATTTCCTGATGGATTTCCTTGTGGTGGACTTACAGGAGGTGTGTTACCTGCTCCTATAGCACCTAAAACTGGATTTGTAGGAATATAAGCATTAGCTCCTCCTGATCCACCAGATCTGCCATCTCTTGTTGGCGCTGTGTCTCCTGCTGAACCTCCACCACCTGTAGATGTAATTGTTGAAAAAATTGAGTTACCACCATCTGTTCCTTGACCAGCGTTTGTAGTAGATGCAGCTCCACCACCACCTACTGTAATTGGATAACCTTGTGCTGAAACGGGTAAATTAAATCCCGGACCACAAGTTGCATTTAATGGGCTAGCTGAATAACAATCTGATGATGCTTTTGATTCTCTAAAGCCACCAGCTCCACCCCCACCAGTATAACCACCTGCTCCACCACCTGCTGCTACTACCATATAAGAAACTTCATCTGATCCAAAAGGATTACCTACAGAACAGACTGTAAAAGTTCCTGGTCCTGTAAATGTATGAATTTTGTAATCTCCTGAACAAGTAATTGTTCCACCTGTTGCAACAATATATTGTGGTAAAGGTGCATCTGATTGTAAACCTGAATCTGTTACTAACCAACCTTGTGTTGCATCTACATAAACTAATGTAACAGCTAAACCTTCTGTTGTTAGATTTGCATCAGCAGCTACTCCACCAATATTAGATCCGTTTCTACCAAGTGTTACATTATTTGTATCAAATGTATTTGCATAATCTTTTACTGCAACCACTGCACCTGCTGCAGGTGATGCTGGTAGAGTTACTGTGATCGCTCCACTTGTTGTATTTACAAAATATCCTACACCACTTACTGCTGTGAATCCTGTTGTTTTAACTGTTGTATCCCAAGAAGCTGCACCGGTAGCACCGAAACCTGCCGCCGTACCGTTATTAGTGATCGTTGCACCACTAGGAATTGTTATAGTGTCTCCACTATCTCCTAACTGTACCGTACCACAATTTGTTCTTGGACTTAATTTATTTACTTTTATTTCACTCATAATTTACCTATTGAAATTTGTACCTTATTATTACTATACCTGAACCGCCTGCTGTACCAACACCACCAGGTGAAGAATTTCCTCCTCCACCACCACCAGTATTGTCTGCGCCAGCAGTAGCTTCAGTACCAGTTCTTCCTCCATTACCACCCCCGCCTGTTCCACCAGGAGCAATTGTAGGATTTTGCGGAGCATATGTTCCACCGCCTCCACCACCAGCAAAAGCTGTGTTAGAACCATTAATACCTGTTGTTGCACCATCTCCACCTTGACCACCACCTGCATTAGAAGGACCAACAGATGTACCAGTATCTGTTGCACCACCACCACCACCTGCACTTGCGTCAGCAGCAGGACCACCAGGAGCATTAGTTCCTCCATTTTGTCCTTGGGCTGGTGACGTTGGTGGACTATTTCCTGAACCTGCTGTTCCGTTACCATATAATCCACCACCTCCGCCACCACCAGAACCACCAGAACCACCAGCTCTTTGACCAGTTGTTTGATTTCCTCCAAAGCCACCACCAGCTGAAGTTATTGTTGAAAAAACTGAACTTGCTCCAGCAGTTGCTTGACCACTTGGAAAACCACCAGCAGAACCACCACCACCTACTGTAATTGGAAAACCTGTTGCTGTAACTGTTATAGGACCAGCACCTTCTAAAGGAGATGCTGTATATGGAGTAATTGGAGATTTATCTTCTCTAAATCCTCCAGCTCCACCACCCCCTCCAGAGTTGTCTGTACCAGATCCACCACCACCACCACCTGCAACTACCATATAAGAAACTTGATTATTTGCAGCACACTCTGCAACGCACGAAACGGTAAAAGTTCCTGGTCCTGTAAAAGTATGTATTTTGCAGTTACCACAAGTTGTTATTGTTCCGCCTGTTGCTACAATAAAAGGAGGAGCTCCTCTAACATTAGATGTTGAATCCATAGTATTAATCCAACCTTGTGTTGAATCTACATAAACTAAAGTTACTGATTGTCCTTCTGTTTCTAAAATTGCATTTTCATTTAAACTACCAATTTTATCTGTACCATTTGGTGTAACTGTAACATTGTTAGTTTGCCAAGTCGCTGCATAGTCAGCTAATGAAACTATATCTCCTGCACTACCTGCAGGTAAAGTAACTGTAATAGCTCCAGAAGTAGTATTAACAAAATAACCGTTACCACTTACAGCAGTAAAACTAGCAGTCTTTGCTGTAGTGTCCCAATCAACAGTTCCTGTTCTACCAAAACCTGTCTGTGATGCACCTGCCGCTAGACTAATAGTATCGCCACTCGCACCAAGTGTAATGGTTGTTCCACATTGATTAATTAAATTTCCACCATCTGCTGCTTGTATGTCATCTGCTTTTACAACTGAACCACTGATTGTAGTTGTTGCACCGCATTTAGTGACTACTGCACCGCCGCATTGGTTTTCTATGTTATCTACTTTAATTTTACTTGTCATAATT